CGGCACGGCTATGTGACCCACACCACATAGCGCCGATGTCAGCCTCACCAAAAGGAGTGAATAATGGCAGTTGAAAAAGGTATCGGCGCTGGTGGCGATATGTCATTGGATGATATAGACCCATCCGAAATCGACATCATTACGCTGCCTGACAACCCTCAAGTCATGGAAATGCCTGATGGCTCTGCAATCATAGGTCAGATTGAAGAGCAGGTAGAAATGGCCCCAATTCCGTTTGATGCCAATTTAGCTGATTACATTGATGAATCTGATCTTGCAAAAGTATCGTCTGACTTAGTTAGCGATATCGAAGAAGATTTGTCATCACGAAGTGATTGGGAAGCAACGTACAAGCGTGGCATTGATCTTCTTGGCATGGAGTATGATGAACGTAGTGAGCCTTTCGCTGGTGCTACTGGTGTTGTTCATCCTTTGTTGTCCGAGTCTGTAACGCAATTTCAGGCACAAGCTTATCGTGAAATGTTACCTGCTGGTGGGCCTGTTCGCACACAGATCATGGGCGCTGAGTCTCCAGAGGTATCTGCACAGGCAGAGCGCGTTAAGAATTATATGAATTACATGCTCACCTATGAGATGGAGGAGTATGATCCTGAAACGGATCAGATGTTATTCTATCTGCCAATAGTGGGTTCTACCTTCAAAAAGGTTTATTTTGATCCGCTGCTTCAGCGCGGTGTAAGCAAGTTTGTTCATGCAGAGGATTTGGTTGTGCCTTACGGCGCTACTGATCTTTTGACATCACCGCGTATTACGCATGTCATCAACATGGACAGCAACGAAGTACGCAAGATGCAGCTTGCTGGTTTTTACCGTGATGTTGATCTGCCGTCATCTGGCAATAGTTCTTCTGATTATTCTGATGTTCAAAGTGCAATTGACGATGCGCAAGGCGTAGAGCTGTCTGGCCCATCTTACGAATTAACCTTGTATGAGGTTCATACATCTTTGGACTTAGACGGCTTTGAAGACATGAATATTGATGGTGAGCCAAGTGGTTTGAAGATTCCGTACATTGTCACCATTCTGGAGTCCACTGGTGATGTTCTGGCTATAAGGCGCAACTTTAATCAAAACGATCCTTTGATGCGTCGTCAGCAATACTTTGTTCACTACAAGTTTTTGCCCGGTCTTGGCTTTTACGGATTTGGACTTACCCACATGATTGGGGGTCTATCTCAAGCCTCTACCAGCATACTGCGTCAGCTTATCGACGCTGGTACGCTATCTAACTTACCGGCTGGCTTTAAGGCTCGTGGTGCGCGGATCAGGGATGAAGATGAGCCTCTGCAACCGGGTGAATTCCGTGATATTGACGCTGCGGGCATGGATATACGTCAATCCATCATGACATTGCCGTTCAAAGAGCCGTCATCAACGCTTTACCAGCTTATGGGTACTCTTATTGATTCTGGTCGTCGTTTTGCGTCCATGGCTGACATGAAAGTTGGCGAGATGAGCGGCGAAACGCCGGTTGGTACCACCATGGCCATTATGGAGCGTGGTACCAAGGTGATGAGTGCCATTCATAAGCGCCTTCATTACTCTCAGAAGCAAGAATTTAAGCTTTTATCCTCTATTTTTGCCAAGTTTAGCGCTCCTATGTACCCATATGCGGTTCCGGGTGCGCCACCGGAGATAAAACAGTCTGATTTTGACGACAGAATCGACGTTTTGCCGGTATCTGACCCGAATATCTTCTCTATGTCGCAGCGTATTGCGCTTGCACAGACACAATTGCAGCTTGTGCAGTCAAATCCAGAAATTCATGGCGGTCCACAGGGGTTATATCAGGCTTATCGTAAGATGTATGAGGCTTTGGGCGTTACTAACATTGATTCTATCTTGCCAAGACCGCCTGAACCGCAGCCAATGAACCCTGCGCGTGAAAACCAAGAAGCACTACGCAATCAGCGGTTACAGGCGTTTCCACAGCAGAACCATGCCGCTCATATTGAGGCACATCTGGCAATGTTGGCCACACCTATTGCTCAGACCAATGCAAACATCGTTATGACGTTGCAGGGGCATATTTCAGAGCATATTGGCATGATGGCCGAGATGCAGTCTCAGCAGGAAGTCCTTAGTACCTTGCCACCTGAAGCCCAGATGATGATGCAGCAAGATCCTATGATGATGCAGCAAGTTCAGACGGAGATAGATAATCTTGCGGCGGTCAAGATTGGTGAGCTTACAGAGCAATATGCACAGGCTGTATCTCCATCCGAAGGGACTGACCCACTGGTGGCTATTAGGCAACAGGAGCTTGCTCTGCGAGGCGCAGAGATACAAGAGAAGTCACGTCAGTTTGAACAGAAACAGGCGATGGACGAAGAGAAGGAGCGCAATGATGTACTTCTTGCTCAACAACGACTTGATTTGCAAGAAGAGGCAAATGAAGAGCGTATAAAGGTGGCTCAAGATCGTGTACAGGCTCAACGTGATATAGCCGCTGCAAATCTAAGAAATAGGAGGCAGTAATGTCAGCCAGTTCAATTGGTCGCCAAGTAGCGGAAGTGCAGAAGTCAAAGAAAGTGGAGAGGCGTCATGCCCTTGAAGCGAGGAAAATCTCAGAAGTCGATAAGCAGCAACGTGAGCAAGCTAATGTCGGAGGGGTATCCCCAGAGACAGGCAGTAGCGATAGCGTTGTCGAAAGCGGGAAAATCGAAGTCAAGCCGGTCACAAAAAAAGCGTCAGCAAAAAAAGCCTCAACAAAGAAAAAGTCCGCAAAGAAAAGCTAATGGCGGTACCGTTTCTCGCTTTTCCAGCATAGCTAGGCCGCAAAGATTTTTAGGAGTTAGATAATGGCTGACGACGACTACAAATCTGAATCTTTGAAGAAAACCCCTTCCATGCAAGATGTAATGCTTGCTTTGGGCGATGAGAGACGAGAGATTTTGCGGTTAGCTATGGAGGCAGCAAAGAAGGGGTATAAATATGATTACAAAAATAAACAATATGATTTCAACTTTGCTAAAGGTGGTGCGGTCTGTCGTGGGCAAGGTAGTGTCAACCGTAAAAGAAATTTTCGCGTCACTTAGGGGAAAGTAATGTCTCCCAAAAAATTTGAGCAAGGAACAGCCTATGCGCAGTACGACCTCGACGGAGATGGGGAAATAACTGATGCTGAACTTGCTCATGCAAAGGAAATACGACAAGCAGAACATGAGATGCGAAAGCTTCGCGCTCAACGACGCATGGCAACTGCTAGTCTTGCCGCGATGGCAACGTTTACTACGGCCATGTTTTTTGTGGATATTGAGAGGGTGAATGCTCTTTCAGACATTAGCAATCTTTTCTATATTAGTGGCGCGGGCATTGTGGGTGCCTATATGGGGGCATCTGCTCTTATGGGTAAAAGGGGTTAGGAGGGCGTTTTGTTACAAGCATTGATTGGTCCTATTAGTGGGCTTGTTGGCTCATGGATGGACAAGAAGACAGAAGAGCAGCGTGGTAAATCTGCTGTTGCGAAAGCAAAGGCTGAAGCTGAAGCTGCTGTAATGGTTTCTGCGGCGACATCAACCGCCGATTGGGAAAAGTTGATGGCTAAAGGTAGCCAGAATTCGTGGAAAGACGAATGGCTTACCATTTTGTTCAGTATTCCGCTTATATTAGCCTTCTGTGGCGATTGGGGCAGGAATATTGTGGCACAAGGCTTTGCTGCCTTGGAAGCTATGCCTGATTACTATCAGTACACTTTGGGTGTGATTGTGAGTGCCAGCTTTGCTGTAAGATCAGCGACCAAGTTTTTTGGTAAAAAGTAATGGACGCTCTGAATATGGCAGAGTATCTGCTAAAGAACATACGTCAGCAAAAAGCGGATATGACGCAGAGGTTGGCGGATGGTGCGGTAGAAACCATACAGGACTACCGGTTCATGGTGGGGCAAATACGCGGACTGACCCAATGTGAGGATTTGATTAGAGCCGCGATGAAAGGTGTGGAATTAGAGGATGGCTAAAAAGTTATTTGTGCCAGAAAGAATGTCAAAACCTTCTGACGCTCCAAAGTCAGATATACCCCCAGCGATAGATAAGGCTTTTAACGACGACGACGCAGACAGCAAGAACAATGAAGATCCCTCAACGATGGATGTTTCAGTTCTTGACCGTTTGCCACAGCCTGTAGGATATCGCTTGCTTGTAATACCTTATTACATGAAAGCAAAAACCGCTGGCGGCATTTACATACCAGATAAGGTTCGTGAGCGAGAAAGCTTTGCAACAGTTGCGGCCTACGTCGTAAAGGTTGGCCCCGATGCTTATATGGATGCGCAAAAATTCCCAACAGGGCCATGGTGTGGTGAGAAATCGTGGGTATTAATGGGAAGATATGCCGGAAATAGGTTCAAAGTGGATGGTTTAGAGGTTCGCCTCATAAATGACGACAATATTATCGCTACTATTCTTGACCCTGCCGATATTTCGTATGTATAGTGTGGAGCATGGAAATGAACGAACAAAATCAAAATCAAGAAGTTGAAGCGGAAGCAACAAATGTTTTCGACATTGAGGATGTAGATACTCCTCAAAAAGAAAACATTTCTGCATCCAATGATGATGATTCTAGTACAATTGTACCTAATGAATCTGACGACTCTGATGAGCTTGAAAACTATAGTGAAAGAGTTCAAAAGCGTATTAACAGGCTAACTGCTGATCGCAAAAGGGCGATTGAAGAAAATGAGGCAGCTTACCAATACGCTAATCAAGTAAAGCATCAAAATGATGAGTTGCGTAAGCGAATAGACGCTTTAGATAAGGGCTACATTAGCGAATACGGTTCTCGTGTAGAAACGCAGGAAGCGGCAGCTAAAGCAATTCTGAAGGACGCATATGACGCTGGAGATACTGATAAGATCGCAGACGCTAACTCAGCTTTAGCTCAGTTGGCAGTGGAAAAAGAACGTTTGCGTGTGCAAAAGGCTCGTTCTGACCAGCAAGCTGAAGCACAACAACAAGAGCAAGTTGTTCAGCAACAGTCACCACAGCGCCCTCAACAACTTGATCCAAAATTAAAAAATTGGATTAGTAATAATCCTTGGTTTGAAACCGACAGAGCGCTTAGAGGCGCGGCAGAAGGTATTCATGAGCAAATCGTTGCTGAAGAGGGTTTTGATCCATCTACAGACGAATATTATGCAGAGATTGATAGGCGTATGAGCGTCTTTCTCGACAGAAAACAGGGGGGTCAGCGCAACGCTCAAACTGTCGCCCCTGCGTCCAATGGACGGTCAGCTACCAAAAAGAGCGGGAAACAAACGGTAACATTGACCGAAGGTCAAATGGATTTTTGCCGGAAAATGAAAATATCTCCCGAGCAATATGCCAGAGAGGTACTAAGGCTTGAAAAGCAAAGGAGTGCTTAATGAGCAATCGTGCAAGCCGGGATTCGCAAACCCGTGAAACAGAAATGCGTACTGCCGATTGGAAGCCACCTTCAACGCTTGAAGCGCCCGAAGCTCCTGTAGGGTATAAACACAGGTGGATTCGCGAGTCGATCATGCATCAAGATGATCGTAATAACATTCACAAGCGTCGCCGAGAGGGGTACGAACTGGTTCGTGCAGAAGAGTATCCTGAATTTGACGCACCTGTGATTGACGAAGGCAAGAACGCTGGCGTAATTGGCGTTGGGGGACTTCTTCTTGCAAGAATCCCAGAAGAAATTGCGGATCAGAGGAATGCTCATTACCAGAACATTACTCAAAACCAAATGGAAGCTGTGGATCGTGATTGGATGCGTGAATCCAATGCTGCGATGCCAAAGCTTAAACCGCAACGCTCTACCTCTGTGTCATTTGGTGGCCCAAAGGTAGCTGATTCTTAGGAGATAAAAAGATGGCTAATCAAGATGCCGCTTTTGGCCTACGCCTATCGCGTTCAGGCAATGGCTCCGATCTGATTGGCATGCAGAATAAGTATCGTATTGCTGCTAGCTACGGCACTGCAATTTTCCAAGGTGACCTTGTAACGGTTGCTACTACTGGAACAATTGTTCGTGTTGCTGCTGGTGATAATGCGCTCATTCTGGGTGTTTTTAACGGATGCCGTTTCACTGACCCGACTACCGGAAAAGAAACCTTTTCCAATCATTACCCAGCCTCTACAAATGCTAGCGATATTGAAGCCTTTATTATTGATGCGCCACATGCTCAATATGAGATTCAAGCTGATGCTGCATTCCCTGTAGCGGATCTGTTTGGTAATTTCGACATTGTTGATGCGACTGCTGGAAGCACTATTTCCGGCACTTCTCGTATGGAGCTTGACGTAACGACTGGCGCTACTACTGCCGCTCTCGCGCTCAAGGCTATCGACATTTCCACAGACCCAGAGAACAGCGATGTTAGCTCTGCTAATACAAATGTAGTTGTTGTTATCAACAATCATTTGTTTAGCGCTGGCACTGTTGGCTTGGCATAAGGAGGCTGATCAATGGCTATTTCTCGCGCCCAACTAGCGAAAGAGCTAGAACCCGGCCTCAACGTTCTGTTCGGAATGGAATATGATCGTTACGATGCCGAACATGCCGAAATATACGAAACAGAATCTTCAGATCGTGCATTTGAAGAGGAAGTGATGTTGGTCGGTTTTGGAAACGCTCAAACCAAATCAGAAGGCGCAGGAGTGCAATTTGACTCTGCAAACGAAGCATATACTGCTCGTTATACGCACGAGACAATTGCTCTTGCATTCGCGCTGACCGAGGAGGCCCAAGAAGATAATTTGTATGACCGCCTTGGCGCTCGTTATACACGAGCGCTTGCTCGTTCTATGGCTCATACAAAGCAGGTAAAGGCAGCAGCAACGCTTAACAATGCGTTTGATGCCAACTTTACTGGTGGTGACGGTAAAGAGCTTTGTGCTACTGACCATCCACTTGCTGGTGGTGGCACTTTCCGTAATGAACCATCAACTGCGGCAGACCTCAACGAAACCTCTTTGGAGAATGCTCTTATCGACATCTCCACTTTCGTTGATGAGCGCAATATGATTATTGCTCTCCGTGGCATGAAGCTTATTGTTCCGCCACAGCTTCAGTTTGTTGCTGATCGTCTACTTGAGTCAACGCTTCGTGTCGGTACTGCCGACAACGATTTGAACGCTACAAAGAATATGGGAATGATTCCTGAAGGTTATACCGTAAATCACTTCCTGACTGATCCTGATGCGTTCTTTATCAAGACAGACACTCCAAATGGCTTTAAGCACTTTGAACGTGCGCCATTGGCGACAAATATGGAAGCAGACTTTGATAGCGGCAATATGCGATTCAAAGCTCGTGAGCGTTACAGCTTTGGCTTCTCTGACCCACGTTGTGTGTTCGGTTCACCCGGTGCATAACTAGAATAATTGTTCGGAAAAGGGCGGCTTTTCAGCCGCCCTTTTTTTGTGTATAGTTTTTTTACCCCTGACAGTCGTTTGTGCGGCTGACACTAGCCACGACAGGAGATAAGCATGGCTAATACTACTTTTAGCGGTCCCGTCCGTTCCCAAAACGGTTTCCAAATGTTTACGAAAAACGCCACTACAGGCACTATTACCGTGACTAGCGGTGATAAAATGGCTGCGGAAGCTGTTGGCAGTGCTGGTATCGAAGGTACAGCAGCCGTATATATCACCACAGTTGTTCGTGATCACAGTGACACTTCAACTGGTGTAAACATTGTTAAATCAACAATTATGATTGATCTTACAGGTCTTAAGGATGGCGGAACTGCTGGCGATATTATTGGTAAAGACGGTTCAGGTGTTGCCTATATCGCTCAAGTTACCACAGCCAACCAAGGCACAGTTTTTGGTGTCACGATGACATGCTTAGAAGCTCCCGCTGGCGGAAGCGCAGATATTGATCTGTTTTCTGCCACTGAAGGCACTGGTGTTAATGATACTGGTATTGGTGCTTTGACTGAAACACAAATTATTAATGCTGGAACGCAAGCTGCTGGAACATTCACCGCTGGTGGGGATATAGCTGCTGATCAGTACCTTTATCTTGTTAGCCAAGGTACAGGTGATGCTACATACACTGCTGGTCGTTTCATGATTGAAATTATCGGTTACGATACAGCAAGCTAAGTAGGAGGCTAACATGGCTGGCCCAGTAAAAGCCTTTAACTATGCTCAAGGATCTTCTGCTGCTGTTGTAGGACCAGCCCGCTCTCGCATTCGTCAAATTATAATTTTTGCGGACGCGGCTGGCGCTTTTACAATCAAAGATGGCAGTGGGTCTGGTGAAACATTAATTACGCAAACATTCCCAACGGGAATACATCACCTCAATATCCCAGATAACGGTATTATTGCTACGAATGGTGCGTTTGTATCTGCTTTCACCGGATCTAATAATCAACTGACCATTTTCTTGTCGTAGAAACGTTCATGGCTAGTTCTAAGGGCGAAATGCCTAAAAGAAACAAAAAGAATTTCCGCCCCACAAAATCTGGGGCGGGAATGACTAAAGCTGGCGTTGCGGCTTACAGACGTAAAAACCCCGGTAGCAAACTGAAGACAGCAGTTACGGGCAAGGTAAAGCCCGGTAGTAAAGCAGCGAAGCGCAGAAAGTCTTTTTGCGCGAGGTCTGCCGGTCAGATGAAAAAGTTTCCAAAAGCGGCAAAAGATCCAAACAGCCGTTTAAGACAGGCTCGTAAAAGGTGGAAGTGTTAATGAAAGCGGAAGAAGTTTTAAAGCTCTTGGAAAAGCACGAGGAAGAGTGCAGTCAAAGATATGCAGATATTCAAGATAAATTAAAATCTTTAGATAATCGCATGTGGGGTATTATGATTTTAATTGTCGTAGCGGCTGGATTGGAGCAATTGTTGTAATGGCTATAGGCCGCTCACAAATGAGCAGGCAGATATCTAAGCCTCCACGAAAACGTAAGGAAGGTAAGAAATTGGCAACCAAAAAAACAACTAAAAAACCAAAGTCAAAAAGCAAGAAGTCATCAACACCTACAAACCCATCTTTGTATGCAAGGGTAAAAGCCGAAGCTAAGAGAAAATTTGATGTATATCCAAGCGCTTACGCAAATGCTTGGCTTGTCAGGACGTATAAAAAACGTGGTGGTGGGTATAGATAATGAGCCTTAAAGAGTGGTTTGGAAAAGGCCCAAAAGGTGATTGGGTTGACATTGGCGCTCCTAAAAAGGACGGCAAATTTCAAGCTTGTGGACGCAAATCAACAAAAGGTTCAAAAAGAAAATATCCTAAATGTGTGCCGCGTTCAAAGGCGCGGTCTATGTCAAAATCTCAGATAAAGAGCGCAGTTTCTAGGAAGAGAGCAAAGGCGCAGGGCGTTGGTGGAAAACCAACAAACGTCAAAACATTCTCCGGAAAAAAACCTAAGAAGATGGAAGATGGTGGTGCAATTATGGCGGAAATGCAACCTAGAAAGCGCAAGGTAAATCGTCAACCAAAGGACGGAATGATTGCAAGAGGGTGTGGGGCCGTCTTAGAACCAAAAAGGAAAGCCACAAAATTGAGATAGTTCATGCTTTCTTATTGTATGTATTTGTTGGTCTAGGTGAAGACCGTAGGCTTGTTAGTAATGATATGTATTTTCGCAGTGTCGATGACTGCGTGTACTTTGCACAACGGTTGCATAAACAAGGACAGAAGATCACATCTTATTGTTTGCCAACAATGGTAGATGAAGACACGAAGGTATACTGATGGATCCAATTTCTGCAATGGCAACCGCTTCAGCGGCATTCGGAGCGCTTAAAAAGGGCTTTGCTATTGGTCGCGACATTGAGTCTATGGCTTCTGATTTATCGCGCTGGATGGGCGCTCTATCTGACCTTGATCAGATGGAAAAAGAGGCAAAAAATCCCCCCATATTCAAAAAATTGTTTTCTGGCCAAAGCATAGAGCAAGAGGCCATAACGACTTTTGCCAACAAGCAAAAAGCACAGCAGCAGCGGTACGAGCTTCAGCAGTGGATTTCTCTGACCATGGGCAAGTCAAAATGGGATGAGCTTGTGAAAATGGAGGGCCAGATTCGCAAACGCCGCAAAGAAACCTTGTATAAACAAAGAGAGCGTCGGCGTAAGTTTGTAGAAATTGTAGCATGGATAATTGTGATTGGAGCAGGTTTTGCTGCACTAACCGCTTTTGTCATGTTGCTAAAGTCGCACACAGCACTTGCCGATCAGATGACAACATGTCGTAAGGTTAAATGCGAGAAGCTAGAGGATCGCCAGACGCTTTGTATTTTTAGGGGTCAGAACAACACGATTGAGTCGCAGTTTTTTGAGTATTTGGAATTTATACCAAGTGAATACCAGTGCAAATACGATCCCAGCGCCCGCAAGGACATAACGATACAGGAAACACTGAAAGCCATTCGGGACAGTCAGAAATGAAACATAATTTATCTTCAACTCCTAAAGTGTCTAAGTATATAGAAACATGGATTATGAAAGACTTATCTCCTGTTGATAAGGAAACTGGTTTTGCACTTTGCCCATATGCTAAAAAATCTTGGTTAGACGATAGAGTCAAGGTTGTCTCATGTGATGGAGATTTATGGGATAGAGTAGCTGAAGAATGCACTAGCTTTGATTCCAAAAACGCTCTTACTGTTTGTATTGAAGAAAACCCAGACAGATCATATGACGAACTAGAAGCTGCTTGCATGGCTATGAACAGCTATTTTTCTGCTACAAAACAGGATTTATGGTTGTTGGTTTTTGAGGGAGAGCTAGCAATAATATTCATTCAGAAATTGTCTGAATTGGATGATGCTAGTCAAAAACTAGAAAAAGTGGGATACTATGAAAATTATGATCCCGACGACTATGTGAAACTTATCTTAGCACGACGAGAAAGAAGGATACAAAATGGTCAAAAAAGCTAAAAAAATGATGGGTGGCGGTGCAGCCAAAAAAACAGCACGTCGCATGCGTGGCGGTGGAGCAACTATGAATGTATCTCCTCGCAAGAAAATGGCGATGGGCATGAAGAAGGGTGGTGCCGCTAAAAAAATGATGCGTGGCGGTAAGGTCAAGAAATAATGACAACTTCCGGTTCAACGAACTTTGAGCTTGATGTAAGTGATTACATCGAAGAAGCCTTTGAGCGATGTGGTTTGGAGGTTCGTACTGGTTATGATCTAAAGACAGCTAAAAGATCGTTGAACCTTTTGTTTGCTGATTGGGCAAATCGTGGTCTGAATCAATGGACAATAGCACAAAGAACTCAAACGGTTACCGCCTCAGACGGTAATTATAATCTTGGTACTGACGTGATAGATGTTTTGTCTATGGTTGTTCGTCGCAGTAGCACTGACCTTTCTATGAGCAGAATTAGTAGAGATGAATATCTTAGTATCCCGAACAAATCTACTACTGGGCGTCCAACACAATTCTTTATTGATCGTCAGATAACTCCTGAAATAAAAATATGGCCATTGCCAGAAAACTCTACAGATGTTTTGTACTTTGATTGCCTTACTCGCATTGAAGATGCCGACACTTTCACAAACACGATAGATGTTCCTTTTAGGTTCTATCCTTGTTTGGCGGCAGGGCTTGCTTATTACATAGCGATTAAAAAAGCCCCTGACAGAATTCAGCTTTTGAAGTCTATATATGATGAAGAGTTTGATCGCGCTCAAGCCGAGGACCGTGATAGAGCTTCGTTTACTGTAGCGCCTAGCTTGCAATATTACAGGGTAAGTTGATGGCTCGTTTTGCTTCTGGAAAATATTCATACGGAATATCTGATAGATCAGGGTTTCGTTATCGTTTGCGAGATATGAGGCGTGAATGGAATGGACTTTTGGTCGGCCCTGATGAGTACGAAGCAAAACATCCACAGCTTGATCCACCCAGAAATGTTGTTGACGCAGAGTCATTACGCAATCCCCGTCCTGACACGCAAAACATTATTTCTGCAAATGTTGAGTTCCCAACATTTAATTTAAACACAGTTCAATATCTTCCTATTCCTTTTATGAACAGTGCCGTAGGTCAGGTTGTTGCTACGGGAATTGCATCTGGTGAATCTGTTTCTGTAGCAGTAACAGGCATTTCTGCCGAAGGTTACGTTGGAAGCGTGGTTGCGTCTAACATAGCATCTGCAACGGTGTCGGTAACTGGCGTGGCGGGAACAAGTGCCGTAGGTTCAGTTTCTGTATTGGCAATAACAGTTTACACAGTAACGGTTTCAAGCGATGGATACGGTAATAAATACTATATTGCAGGTCTTTCAGGCGCTGCCCCAACCCTCACCCTCAACGAGGGAAGTACTTATCGATTTGATCAGTCTGATTCCAGTAATTCCGGGCATCCCCTCAGATTCTCTACCACTTCTAATGGAACACATGCGGGAGGTAGTGAATACACCACCGGTGTAACGCATAGCGGCACTCCGGGTAGTTCAGGTGCATACACACAAATCACGGTAGCCGTTGGCGCTCCAACTTTGTATTATTATTGCACAAATCACAGTGGTATGGGCGGCACTGCAAACACGCCATAGGAGTAAAAAATGGCCTTTTCTGGAAATTTCTTGTGTACGTCTTTCAAGAGCGAACTGTTCAATGCAGTTCATAATTTTGGAAGTCATACTTTTAAGGTCGCATTGTTTACTAACAGCGCGACATTGAACGCATCCACAACTGCGTACTCAAGCAGCAATGAAGCTAGCGGAACTGGGTACAGCGCTGGCGGGGCAACTGTTGCGAATGTAAGTGTGAACACTAGCGGTACCACTGCTTTTATTGATTTTGATGATGTTGCTTTTTCAAGCTCGTCTATAACAGCTAGAGGCGCACTTTTATACAACAGTAGCGCTTCCAACAAAGCTGTGGCAGTGTTTGATTTCGGTTCAGACAAATCATCGTCATCGTCTACTTTCACGATTACTATTCCAACAGCAGACGCAAACAATGCGATAGTTAGGATTGCCTAATGGCTTTCACTTACGCGCAGTTAAAAACTGCTATTCAAGATTATACAGACAATGCGGAAACGTCATTTGTGACAAATTTGCCAACTTTTATTCGTGCGGCAGAAGACAGAATATTTAAATTGGTAGATCTTGAGGTTTTTCGTAAAAATGCTACAAGCACACTTTCTCAAAATGATCCCTACTTATCAGTCCCAACAGATTATTTATCTTCATTTTCATTTTCTCTAACAAACAGTTCTAGTAAAGAGTTTTTGTTGCAAAAAGACGTTAATTTTTTACAACAGTACAGTCCTAATTCAGCCACAACTGGCGTTCCAAAATATTACGCTTTTTTTGATCAAGATAATTTCATACTCGCTCCTACTCCTGATAGTAATTACGCAGTAGAGCTTCATTACTACTATCGCCCGGCTTCGTTGACTGCTGGCAGTGATAGTGGGACGACATGGCTTAGTGATAATGCTCCAAATGCGTTGCTTTACGGCTCTTTAGTTGAAGCGTACATTTATATGAAGGGCGAGCAAGACATGCTTCAAATGTATGAAAAGCAATTTGCGGAAGCATTGAGTAGAATTAAGGATCTGGCAGAAGCTAGGGAAAACAGCGATGCGTATCGCAGAGGCTTGCCAGATCGGCCTCGTACATAAGGAGTAACGAAAATGGCAACGTCTAACGCAGCAACCACCTACATGGAGCATGCACTATTGCAGTTCCTGTTCAAAAACAACACGGAGAGCTTTGCGACTCCCGGCAACAGTATCTATGTCGGTTTGGCAACCGCCGTATCCAGCATTGAGACTGGCTCCTTAACGGAAGCCACCTTTGGAAGCTATGCCAGACAGCAAGTTCAGGCTTCAGGATGGACAGTCCCGGCAGTGGGGACAGATACTCAAACAGCAGTGAATGCTGCAAATGTTGAGTTTCCAGCTTCCACCGGCACAAACAATACGATCACACATGCCTTCATTGTAGATGCGTCGAGCAGTGGGAACATTCTGTTTGTGGGTGCTTTGGACGCAAGCAAGACAATCGCCACTGGCGACATCTTCCGTATCAACGCAGGCAATCTGTCGATAGAGCTAAAGTAACATGGCACTTGTTCTTAGAGATCGCGTAAAAGAAACGACCACAACCAC